ATATGACGTGCAGTGAATAATAGCAAAGTTAATTACCACAGCTTCAGACAATGACCCACCTGAAATATTACGCAAAGTAATGCTGACGGAACCAGCGGTAAGCGAATTAGCAAATACGTTGTACGAACCTGCTGTAGCTTGACCGCCCGAAATAGTCAAAATCACCGCGTCGTTTGCGCTAATTGTTGAATTGTTTAGCGTAAAAGTTGCGTTAGTTGCTGTTGTTAATGAAGCGTTATTCATTGTGATGCGGCCAGCAGATTTATCCAGCGTAACTGCTGTTGACTTGCTGGTGGCTTGCGTTACAGTACCTTGCGCGGCAGCAGAATAGCCGATTTCGGATGTAGCGTAAACAGTAGTGCCAACAACAGACGAGGGCGTAGTTGCACCAATTGTGCCGCCGTCAATGTCTTGGTCACTGTATGCAACGCCAATTGATTTAGTGTTACCCATTTTTTTAATCCTTTAAAAAATTAAAGAGGAGGGTTTTACCCCTCCTTCTTTTTACTTAAAGTTTGTACGCAACGTAAGTTGCATCAGCAGTTCTGCGGAAACGGAAGTGGGCGCTAGAAGTAATCGCCACCGCCACAACAGCATTGCCGCCATCAGATACGCCAGTGCTGACTGCCAAAGTAACTGTGCCTGACGATGTACCGATGTTAACGATGTACAGGTCAAACGTGCTGCCAATTTTAGCGTTGGTCAACACGGCGTCAATAGCTGCACCGGTTGGCAAAGTGTAAGTTGCAGCAGAGGTGCTAGGGTTAGCCACCAGTACATTACCCAAAATCTGAGCAGCAGTTAAAGTTGCGGTTACAGTTGCCGTTTGGGGCGCTGCGCTCTCGTTAATTTGAAGTTCGTTTAAATTGCCGTCGCCGACTTGATAGCCGCCGCCTACGCTTGGGAGTGCCATAATAGTTTTCCTTTAAAAAATGTTGTTAATGGGGGTTGAAGCCCCCACCAAGATTTAGCCCCACATGCGGACGGCCATTTGCGGACGGATCGTGCTAAAGCCATACAGCACGTCAATACGGCAAGGCAGACGGTCGTTGTTGATGTCGTACTGACGAACAACGCGCATTGAGATGCCGTTATGGACTTGACGGGAAGCCATGTCAACACCTTGTGGCAACAGCAAGTCAGCGGTAGCGAAAGTGATCGCATCTTTGTGGTAAATCAGATTCTGCGAGTACTGCGTTGCAGCCGCGCCCAGCATGGTAACCACAGCACCCGAAGCAGGCAGTGACGACACAGTAGCCAGAGCTTGCGAAGCCGAATATAGCGCTGGGCTGATTGACAAAGTTGCAGTGGACGAACCAGTAGCAGAAGCAGTTACGACGAACTGTTGCAGCGAACCAGTAGACTCACGGGTTTGTGGGTTGACAGCGTTAACGCCAGCAATGGTAAACACGTCGCCGACGTTCCAAACTTTGGACGAGCCGGTGAAGCTGATTGGCAGAGTAGACTGGCCTTCGGTAGTAACCGTCGAAGTCACAGTAATAGCCGTGCCGTAATCACCTGTGGTGTGCTGCTTGATCGACTGAGACATGTTGACTTCTTCAAAGCCCAGAACGCCCATACCCATCATGCCATTCTTAAACTGGTTAGAAATGGTGGTGGTTGGGTTGAACAGACCTTTCATGCCTTCAACCAGACCAGCGTTAGCAGCTGGGTTAACAGTTGCGTAGCGTGGCGACATCACAGCTGCGTTTTCGTTCAGTTTCTGCTGAGCTTGCAGCAGAACGAGCGAAGTCGAAGGCACGGTGCCAGGTGTACCGACTGATGCGAAGATGTTTTTGTATGCGTTAGCAACGTCAGCATCAATGCTGGAAGCCAGCTGAGAAATACGAGGCTTCAAAACACGTTCTGCAAAGTCATCCAACTGCATGGTGAGTTCGGCAGAGGTGAAGTTAATACCGATGTGCTTCTGCGAAGCAACAGTCAGTGTGGTGAACTGTTCGTTGTCGTCCTGAACTTGCAGGGCGGCGCCGTCGGTTACCAGCGCACGATCCGGCAAGCGGATACGCAGGGTGGAACCAATTTTTGCGCCTTCAACGGCGAAAGAGTCGTCGTACTGACGGTTGACGTTACGAGTGATTACCAGGTTGTTCTCGAGAATTTCGAGAGCCTTCCGAGTAATCATGTCGATGGTGAGAATCGAGTTTGCCATGATTTATATCCTAAAAAAAGTTAGCGATTACGTTGAGCTTCCCACTTCTTCATCTGGCGCTGGCGGTCTGCCTCAATCCACTCTGACGTACTCATGTTCTTGATAGAACGTGGGTCAGTCGTGTCATAAGACGGTGAACCAGAGCCACGGCCACTAATAGGCGCGATGGGTGATGGGGCGCTAGTTGTCTTTCTTAAAACCGGTTCTGAAGCAATTTTAACTTCTAGTTTGCCGATTTCTTTGGCTTGTAAAATAGGCGACAGACGCGAAATCCGGCTGGCTTCATTTGGGTGGGTACCCAAGTAGTAGGCCAAATCGGGGCCAATATCGGACGATTGAATAGTCTCAGCCATAGCAGCCGTGATAGGCAGTGCAGGGTTGTATGCGACTTGTTCAAAGTCCTCATACTTAGCCCGCGCGTCCTCTTCACGATCTTGATACGCTTCGATTACATTCATTCGCTCGCGATCAGCTTCACGTTTGACGAGTAATTCTTCTGCTTTTCGTACGGCTAGTGCATCAGCGTACGCATCCACAGAATCAAAATTCTCGACCGGCGGGAGTTCGTAAGACGCAGCAGGCGCTTCTTGCGCTCGACGTGTCTGTTCTCTTTCCCACTTACGCTGTTCTCTTGCAAGCCTTTTGCCTACGATGGCATCCAATTCTTCTTGTGAGAAGGTCTTGGTTTGCTGCTCGTTTGGCTGGTCATTCTCCGGCGCATGTGTTTCTTCAGCTACTGGCTCTGCCGTCGGTGCCGGTACTGGCGCGGGTACTTCCGCTAACTCGTTTTGTACTTCATCAGACATTGTCGATTCCTAAAGAATCCCTGACGTACCGCGTCAGTGCGGTAATGCAAAATTATTCGTAAAGTACGGTTGCGCTAACTGTACCACTAATAACAACATAAATGCCATTCTTAGCATACGCGCCTTCTAACGGCAAGATATATGACGTTGCGGCAGCGGGGGTAAACACACCCAAAAGTGTTGCTGTAGTAGTAGTAGCTGCTGAGTCGTACACAGTAATGGTCGGCGTTGCAGAGGCTGCACTGACAAAAATACCCTTCAGCTTGCCGGCCATTGGTTTAATGTTGGCCGAAGCCGTGATGTAGGTGTAATTTGCCATGATCTACCTTACGCAAGAAACTTCAATTTATACAGCGTTGACATGTACAGCGCTTCAATCTCATCAATAATATTGTGTATTGCAGTACATTCTTTATCGACAACCTTGTAGCGCACAGACTGTATTTCTTCTAGCTGATTTTCCAAAAACTCGACAATGTTGCCCTGCTTCTTTGTAGACTGCAACGAAATGGAGCCAATCAGACCATAATTGCCTTGGTAGGCTTCAGCAAACTTGTCAGCCAGATCAATAACACCGTCGTAAAACTTTTGCAACGCCTTGTGTTTTGAATAGCTGCGGGTGTTCAAATGCACCGAATGAGCCACATCCCGCCCTAAAAACAGCAGTCCTACGAAGTCGGCGGCTTTCATTGTCCCATCCCTTCCGGTGGCATATTCATCATTTCTGGCGGCATTTCTGCTGATTCAGGTGGAATCATACCCATTTCAGGCGGCATTTGCTGCATTTCTTGTGGCATACCACCCATTTCTTGTGGCATACCACCCATTTCTTGCTGCATACCGCCCATTCCGCCCATGTCACCCATCAATTCTTGGCCTTGCTGCTCCATCACCAAGTCGCCGGTGGTCATCACGTCACGCAGTGTTTGCATGACGACTTCTTGCACCTGCTCGGGGTTCATAGCACCAGAGATAGCCGACAGACGCTGCGTTTCTGCTTGGTACGCCTTGATCTCGGCTTCAAATGCCTTGCGCTCCATATCTTTTACTTCTATGGACTTGTCTACGTTTTGCAGCATCTGGCTCATCTGCTCCAGCTCCTGCGCCATTGCTTCCATCTGCTGCTTGGCCATCTGCATCTCAGGCGACTCGTCCGAGTCGGCCATAATCTTCGGATCAATGATCTTCTCAAACCGTTTGGCCATCTCCTGCGCGCCTGGCCAGTCCATGTTCTTGATGAACAGGTCGCCAGCCACTTGCCAGAGTTGC